CTGTGTTGTTCACTGCTGTGTTGTTCACTGCTGTGTTGTTCACTGCTGTGTTGTTTCTGTTGTTCACTGCTGTGTTGTTCACTGCTGTGTTATTAAATTCCTTCTTGATGGAACGACGAATTGGTTTTCTCCCAATTTTGATGGGTTCATACACATTCATGTACCTGAGACGCTTGCCAATTGAATCAATCAACTGCCCCTTAGTCATTTGTTCAATTTGACTGAGACCGACCTTACGCGCCACCCGCTTAATATCGTTACGCGTAGAAGAAGAGGCAAAGAGAATCTCATAGTCTCTGACATTCAGAGGTGATTTCTTATCGATAAGGTATGTCTTATCGGAGCTCATAATCAAAGGAGGGAATGGCATTTTCCCCGCCCTGATGTCATCATACACCAGACATATTTGTTCTTTTGTCAGTTTGATGTCATGTCCTGTATTCATCTTGATGAGTTTCTTTAGGACATTGAGATCTATATCCTTATCGCAAATCTCAATCATATACAGTAAACTGATAAAAAAAGTGTTATGTCGAATATCCAATATTATACAATCGTATCTTCTCTTCATATTCCATGTGGAAATCAAACACATCTGTGTCTTCAACATTAATTTCAACAACCTCTATCGGTGTATTATAGCACACTCGGTTAGAAAGTGCCGATCGAATGAGAGTTTCTACAAATACCTTTGGTGATCGTATATTCTCTTGGTATATTTGATTCATTTTGATTTTCATACATGTGATTTCATGGGGTTTCTTATCAAAAAATGGCGTCAATGGATATTCCTCTTTCATCCCACCATCTACGTACATTTCACCATTGTATTCACCACATGCAAAGATGAATGGTACCGCCATACTCATACACACAGCGTCTATGACTTTCATGTCTGGGTGTGTATCTTTTGAAAAATATACAGTTTCAGATGTATTCATACAGAACGCGGAAATGTAAATTTTAGTCTCCAACTCTACGAATGTTGGATCTCCGCCACAAATTTCTACAAATTTTTTACGAATTGGGGTCATATCAACAAAACCAAATTTGTTAAAAAATGACCCTATGCGTATTTTAACAAAGTTGGGGATATTTAATGATAAAGATGTATCCAATATTTCATCCACCGACATCCCCACTGCTAAAAAAAGTGCCAAAATCGCACCCGCTGAAGATCCGGAAATCTCCTTAACATCAGCGAGGGAAGATTCACGCGCCTTTAGGGAACCAATGAGGGAGAATATTCCCATACATGCCGGACCAAGGACGAGATACTTCATCTTCTTACTTAGTAGAACTGAGGAAATTGGCGACGCAAAAGCGCGAACACAACCGCGAACACAATCGAGTGAGTCAAGACAGCTGGGAGGCTGGTCTGACCCGACGCGAAGACACCTCCGGAGCCTGGGGGGAGGGTAAGGAGGAGACCTGGGCTGAGAGCCAAGAAGAGGGTGGTGGTTACGAGCAGATCGGTCTTGGTGAGCGAGATCTTCATCGCCTTGGCGACGAGGCTGTACACGAGGAAGAACACGAGCGCGTGGAAGAAGATCGCCATCTGGTTGGTCTTGCCGTTCATGAACTTGACGTTCTTGCCCGCGGTGGTAACGAGAACACCTGGGCTGAGCGCGAGAAAAAGGGCGGCTGGGATAGCGACTTTCTGAGAAGTGATATCTGGGACGGAGAACATTTAATATACGTGCATATAATTTTTCGCGAAGTCGATAAAGTTATACACGTTGCCACCCCTCATCACCTCCTCGTGGAGGTCATTATCATTTACGTTCCGCCTGATGTTTCGCCATACGTGCGACAGGCGTTCTTCAAACCACTTGGTTTGTTCCTCGTGTTCCCAGGTTACACGTTCGTATGATGGTTCATGTTCCATGTAACAAAACTCGACAAAGTCGCAGAATTGTCCTGTGTGGGTGATACCGGCATCCTCCAAAAGGGTCCTCATGGTATTCCACATGTGCCATAGTTCGTCTGAGTATTGGACTTCCCAGTCTTCGATATTCAGAGGAGTGTTATCAATGGAATCGTCTTCGTCACTGGCGTAGAAATCTAAGCCAGTGGTGGCTTCATATACATATTGGCTCCAAACCATTTTGTATTACTTATCTTCTTTTTCGGGTTTATCTTTTATACCAGTTAATGAGAGAGAGGTAGATTCTTTGACCTTAAGTCCATCTTTGATGGCATTTAGGGCTCCCTCAACCTTAGTTTCGTCACCACCAAAGAAAGTCATGAGACCCTCCTTGATGGCATCCTTGTTCATACCAGCCTTCCTGGCAGTTTTACGAATGCTAATCTTCCCCTTTCTGAGATTGATGGTATCGATACCCTGATCAATCATGTGCTTCTTAACGGTGTCCTTGAGGCGCTTCTCCTCCTGGACAATAATCTTGATATCAGATTTCGCCTCGGCTAGTTGTTTTGTGAGCTCTACCAGTTTAGAAACATTCTCGGAGAGGTCAGGTGCAACAGAAGTCATTTTCTACTAATTTTTATACTCTAATCTTTAAGCGCAGAGTCCACGCTGCATGAGATCAGGAACGATGGTGGAGTTGTTCCACACGAAGGGTTCCTTGGGGTTGGGTGGGTCCTTGCGAATCTGCTGGTTCGCGTTGCGAAGAGCACCACCGACAGTCTCGGGGAAGCCAATCTGCTTACGGGGCTCAAGGAAGTTCTGTCCCTTGAGGATATCCTCTGGGGCAAACTGACCAAAGTCCTCCGCGGACGCAACCTCACGGGGGAGGAGCGACGATGCGAGTCCAGTACCCTTGTTCATACCATTGCACGCGGTCTCGGCTGGGGCGGCGGAGGGACCTGGGGCAGCGGCAGCGGCTGGCGCAAAGGACGAATAGTCACGCTCGACGATGGCGTAACCCGACTTGTTGTTCATGGAATAAAGGAGGAAGATGAGAGCAGCGACGGCGAGGAGCATAAGTAGTCCTTGGTTTCGACCCTTCATTATCTTTTATATATGTACAACAATTTTTTTATTGGTCATCCTCATCGACAAATGCATACTCTTCTGGGTATGTATCGAGAATCGGGTCATCGTGGACCCTGACCTGGACAATATTCCAGGTTGGTCCGAACGCCTTCTTGGCAAACCAGAGACCGGCAAATTCGAGAATCACATCACAGGTTTTATCAGTCTGGATATTTTCGAAATCGATGAGCTCCTGCTGCGCATTGAAAACCTTGGTCACGTCGAGACGTTCCCCGGTAACCTGGTCATCCTTAAGTCCTGGGGTGTAGGCACCCTTGATCACACTCTCTGAGAGCTTCTTACCGAACCAGGATTCACAGTTTTCAAGGGCTGCCTCCAGGTTACGAGTATCGATATCTTCAATCTTCCCACTGGCGACGCCCCCGGGTGCGAAATCCATGACGAGTTCGCCTGTGGGGGAGCACTCGGAGATTTTCACTTTATTGAGCTGAACGAGGCACTTGCGTTTGTCATCGTTGAGGGTCTTTACAAAATAGAGTCCATCGTCACCTTTGCTTGGGGCGTTGTAGATCATTTATGTATTTCTATGGATTCATTTCTTTAAACCGACAAATGGGATAGCAGCCGCTTTATTGAGTAACTGCTTGGGGACCCATTGATTTCGCCTGGGTTTATAACCATATAGGGTTTTGCTGATGTTCATGTTTTTGGGTAATGGTTTGACATTTTCTGGGCGCAACGAAAATTCATTCTTGACATACGCATCATTCACCACATTTATCCATTTGAGTTTGTTTGTGTTGAAACGCTTGTTTCCTGAAGATTTTTTGTACCCCTGCACGTTTGTATTTTTCACAACAGGTTTGAGACCATATACAATCTGTTTGGAGAGACGATCTTCGGATGGCTTGGTCGTAAAATTTTTAAATTTATAGGGATCAACTTTACCAGCTTTACTGATAGAAACCTTCACGGACTTCACGGGCTTCGCGGACTTTGTGGGGGTTTTCGAAATCTTTGGGATGATTCGTCTGAATGCATCCTCCATGGAATTCGACGATTTAATGCGTCCATCAAATAACTGCGCAAGTTTGACGAGTCTTTGGCGGTCTTTTTCTTTCTTCGCTGGACGAAGTTTAAGTTTATTCATCAAGTAAATGTCTTCGATGAGAAATTCTTTACTCGCAACGAGAATGCGTCGATCGGTGATCAACTTACCCGATGGTATATCACGGTACGTTAAACCTCTCTTCTTACCTAATACCACCTCATATCCAAATTCTTTCGGGCGCATGAAGGGAATATCCAAGATGCCACCCATATTGAAGTCTTCAATTTTTGCAGTCTTTGGAGAATAATACCGAATATTGAGGTCTAATGCGAAAAGTTCCACATCGATGAATATGTCACCCGTACGGGGTGTGTTATTTTTCGACGTTTTGGTCTTTTTGATCAAAGTGTACCGCCTCGTCACGTAAGGACCCGAGTTTTTGAAACCGATACCCAAAAATTTAAAGACTTTGGGGTGCTCCTTCTTCATCATCATGATGCGCTTCATGACCCGGAGGTTTAGACGCTTAGCCAACTCCCCCAATTTATTCCAAAGTAGGAGTTTGACGGCTTGAAGTTTGCCAAAATATTTATCATTCATCGGGATTCGTGGAACAAATTTCGCGTCGATGTCACTCGTGACAATTCGATCTTCAAAATCCACGTACAGGTTGAAAGCCTCTCCCCCACTTATGATCAGGTCACCGGAGGATTTCAAAAAATCTGTGAGTTCCCCGATTGTTATGAGTATTATATCTCGTATGGAGTCGGTGATGAAAACGTACATGAACTTTTCCAATTGCTTTTCTGAATGGGCACTGTGAAGTCGATTACGAAATTTACCGAGGTCCCTTGGTAAATTTCGGTCATAGTATTTCTTCAATTTCTCATCCTTGAATAAAAGATTTTCATTCATGAACTTTTCGATCGCAGCCTTCGAATAAATCTGATCATCCATTATTATATCGTGATATAATAATATGGTCTGTGACGTAATAGAAAATTGTAGGTGCTATGCATACAAGGGGGAGGTGGGGCAGTTCTGTGGTGTCAGGAAAGGTCCCAAAGTCTTACCGTGTCCCTCAGACTGTTGCGCAGGTGGATGTCCTGATGATGGATCCCGAGAACCATTCCGATACATAGATAGACCTCCTCCACCCACTCCGGGCAATCGAAGAATTGTCTTTTTAATATGGCTAATTGTTACCGCTGGGACGATATATTATTTCAGGAACTTAAAGATTAAGCAACTAAGATAGATATAATGTCTCTCGAAACTCTTCAGACCGAAATTGCCGCCCTCCGCAATGATATCAAGAACCTCACCAAGCTTGTTCGCAAGATTAAGAACACCCAAGAAGACCCTGATGGCGAGAAGGCTAAGAAGCGCGCAGAGAATAACGGCTTCAACCGTAAGCAGGATGTGACACCTAAGTTGAGGGCGTTTCTCGGACTTCCAGAGGGTGATCTCATCTCCCGTTCCGAAGTGACCAAGTTTGTCAACAAGTACATCACCGAGAAGGGTCTCAAGCACCCCGAAAACGGTCGTCA